CGGCGGCAGGATAGGCGCCACCACGGAATTTGGTGGCCACGTCCAGGAACATGTTGAATCCAGACATGTTGTTTTGCGCACCATCGATCTCGATGCCTTCGGCATAGATAGCGTCGAACAAGTTCTGTGTGATGCGGAAACCCTGCGGTCCTATATAGCCCGCAGTACCAGCACCAGTTCCTGTCAACAGCACACCTTGATACAGCGTGTTGAATTTGCTGTCAGTGACAGTGATACCAGAGATGGCAGCATCGCTGGATAAACCATAGGTCAGTCCTGAAAATTCGCAGGCCGTGAACGAAATATTCTCTGTGGGATAAGTTGTCGTGGATCCGAATGTGGCACCTGAGATGTCGTCTACATCGGTGTCAAGTTCGGCCTGCACCAATGGTCCAATGAATGCCACGTCTTGGAACAACACATTGGTGGCTTCCTGGATCGACACTATGTTGAGTGTTTCTGCGGACTGGAAGCCCATGTCATAGATTTCTATGTTGGTAGGTGCAGTGGCATTGTTGTTGCCGATGTTGGGATAGACCTGCTGTAGACTGTCTGCGGTCTGGGCCACATAAGTAGCAGTCAACGTGCTGTCACCAGTGGTGTCCAAGAATATGACCGAACTGCGGGCACCTTCGCCGTATAATTTACAGAACGGGGGGATCTTTATGGTGGAAGTCACACGATACACACCAGCAGGGAAGAATATGCTACGTCTCACCTGTGGATTCTGTTCGCGGCAGAACATCTGGAACAGGGCACGGTTGATAGCATCAGTGTCGTCGCTGTCTCCGTCGCCCGTGGCACCAAAATCTTTGATCGATGCCATGTCATCCAGTTTGGATTGCAGTGTGCGCTCGATGGGGTCACCTGGTGTGGGGCCGGTCTGCACAGTGTATCCACCGGCTTCACCTTTGTAGGTGTAGGCTCCAGCTATGGCGAATATGTCAGAATATTGGGTGAGGATTTCAGTGTTGCCAATGGCAGGAGCACCTTCTTGTATGGTGCCATTGCCGATGAACAATCTGCGCTGGTCGATGACCCAGCCAAACTCTGCGCCCGCTAGTTGCGGTAGATTTTCACTTAGACCTTTGCGTTGCGTGATACGCGATATCTGAACTATTGCCATTCCACTCTCCGATTACCTATTTATGCGGTCAAGTAATAGAGCTCCAGGCGCCGCCACCACTGCTGTTCCCAATAATCAAAATCCGCCTCTTCCAGCACGAATTCCTGATATTCTGGGGGTTTTGTGATAGTAAACTGTGTGTCTATTTCAGGTTTTACACACATCAGCACCACGCCCTTGCGTATGCGGGTGCCATGCACTTCGTTGTGGGCCAGGGCATAGGCCACCAGTTGCAGGAAGTAATCTTCGATCCACTCCCGGCGCTTGGGTTTGTTGGTTTGTTTGTAATCTAGGATGCTTTGGCTGCCAAGATGGATTCCAGCACCGTCCGAAGTTCCTGCATAGAGATTGGGAAAGTAAAGCGGTATTTCCACACCCCAAAATTCTTCAACATTTTTAAGTCCTTGTTCAATCACTGTCATGGCCATGGCATGACTGCTCCAGGCATAGGGATTAGTGCCCGCTGGTTTTATTTCACCGGTCTTGACATAGTGCTCAAGATATGTATGCATACGGGTTCCGCGATTGGCGGCCTCCGTGGTAATTTGCTGTGCTTGGGCCTCACCCACACGCTTTTTCCAATTGGCCAAAGCCTGTTTCTTTTCTTCGGGCTTGGTACGGTCAAGTATGGTAGTAACTGATGGTAACTTTTTACCATCGGGAGTGAGATACAGTCGTCGCCCATCTTCGCTGGTGCGATTCAAGGGCTCGTAGTTAAATTTTTGAATATACAATATTAGACTCGGAAACTTTCTCCGCAACCACAGCGGTCGCGTTCGTTAGGGTTGATGAAATCAAATCCTTCGTTGAGGCCGTTTTTGACCCATGCCATGGTCATGCCTTCGAGATAAGGACGATGCTTGGGATCCACATATATGCGCACACCGTTGATGTCATAGTGTGCCACGCAGTGCTCTCGCCCTTGATCCGTATCCACGTATTCCAGGGTATAGGCCAGACCCGAACAGCCTGTGGTGCGCACACCAATCTTGATGCCTAGGCCGCGTCCACGTCGGGCGATGTTTTCCTTAACGCGGCAGGCCGCTTCATCAGTGACTGTGATCATGTTTTTTGCGATAGTCTTCTATGGCAGCCTTGATGGCATCCTCGGCCAAGATGGAGCAGTGGATCTTGACTGGTGGCAATGCTAGTTCTTCTGCGATTTGGCTGTTTCGGATTGTTCCTGCTTCATCAAGGGTTTTGCCTTTGACCCATTCTGTGACCAGGCTCGAGCTCGCGATAGCCGATCCGCAGCCATACGTTTTAAAGCGTGCATCTGTAATAATACCTGTATCATCGTCCACCTTGATCTGTAATTTCATTACATCCCCGCAAGCAGGTGCCCCAACCATACCAGTGCCAACGGTAGGATCAGACTTATCAAGAGCACCAACATTACGGGGGTTTTCATAGTGATCAATGACCTTTTCTGAATAAGCCATATCTACCTCCTATGTTAGTATACAGTAGTATTTACTTGATGTCAATGGCCCGTTTGGCCATTTGGTTGACTTTTTTGCGGGCTTGATCCACTGACATGGTTTCGCCATCTGGTGTGATGGTTTGGGAACCTTTCCAGATGATATCATCACCCTGGATATTGGCGATGATATTGTTGAGTGGTGGTTGCGTAGACAAGGTCATCAAGCGTTCCCGATCCATGTTGATACCATTTTCTCTGGCTAGATCTATAAAGGCATCTACATTGTAAGGTTTGACCGCGGCTGTGTCCTGGGCTCGTTTGAGCAAAAACTGGCCTATGGCGGCCAGTCTCTGCACTGAGGGATCCTGGAACTCTCGGATCAGCATGTTATCTACGCTCGCGGCCTAATGCTCGGGCTGGTAGTTCTTCAGCATCTACATCGAGATTGGCATCTAGGCTGAGGTCTGGAGTTTCACCGGTGTCAGCACCGGATACATCTCCGGTAGGAAGGGTAGCGGCTCCTGCGGCGCCAGCATCTTGTCCGGGAACCACTGGGGCTTGACCTGTGAGCACACCTTGTGCGGTTTCCAGCTGGGTCTTGGAACCCTGGAGGCCCTGGATGAGACCTTGTAGTGCGGCTGTGCAATCATTGTTAAACTGTTGTGCTTGATCCATACCAAGATCGTTACGGATCGAATCTACAAGTGCTGGCAAATCTTTGAACTGCATGGCCGAAACTTGTTCAATCATTTTTTGAACTTGGTCAACCATGTCTTGTGCGGCCAATACCACTTGAGCCTGTTGTATCTCGCTGGCTTCTTTGAGCCGGCGTGCTCGTTTGCCTTCCATGGCTGATGCCGTGGCTGTTTTCAACATCTGTTGTAGACGTGTGGCCTGCTGAGGATCTTTCATGGCAGCACCAATGCCAGCGGCAAAACCTGCCATGGCTTTCTTTTGGGTCTGATCCAAGGTCTTGCCCAGGGCGGCCTGTGATACTGCGCGAGCCAAAGGATTGGCCTGCGTGCCAGTGGCGGCAGCGGCTTTGCGTATTCCGCCCGACATAGATTTGGCGTCTGCTTGTGCGGCGGCAGCGGCCTGTCGTGGATCTTGTTGTGCCATGGCCATGCCAGGAGCGGCACCAGGTTGAGATTCTCGTATCCTGGACTCTAGAGCCTGTTCCATGACCACCATCTTTAGATAAGCAGGATTCTTTTCACTGCGATGGAATTGTGGTGTGCCACGATGCTCACGGATCAGCCCGCGGATTTTTTTCAACATCTCTTTGGCCGTCTTGACGCTGACAGCGCCGACGTCTAACTGTTGACCAAAGTAACTTTCAAGCACTTTGCGTGTTTGTTGTGTTTTGGTTTTTGAGTCCAATTCTTGCAGTTTCATCTTTGAATCCTTTTTGTTGCCAGTATTTAGCCAGATTTACGCATTTGTCCAAGTGTTCTTGCAACCACTTCAAGCGTGTGTGGCTGTGTTGCAATCTGTCTTCCAGCACATATTTACGCTCAGTGTCTGTGGTGGTTTCTATCATGTGCCGGAAATATCTGATCTCATCTCTGCGGCGTTCTATTTCTTGATCAAACAGCATGATCTCTTGTGTGAGGGTGAATTTGCCCAGTTTGTCGGCTATGCACCATGCCAGGGCCAGGCGTGCAGAACTGGGGCATGCGGCCAATGTGGCTCCACGATACACTTCAAAATACTGGGCCTGTTTGACGATAGTATAGCGTCCAAATGCTTGATACCCATCGTTGACTGGCAGTATTGAGTTGGGATTGGCAAATACCTGTCTTGCTATGCGATCCAGCGTGGATTCCACGCGGTCTATGATTATTTGATCACGTATGTGGTTATCATCCAGCCCAGGCTGGCCAGCAGGAACCCGATTATTCCTATGCCCCACGATATGATCTGATCCGTGCGCTTGTCGGCCATTCTTTGCATCATGTCGTGAATCTCTCTGATCACGGTTTCGGTCTGTGTTACCTTTTGCTCCACGTTTTCCAGTTTTTCTTCCAGAAACTTGTATCTCTCCGCGCACAGTTCCACGTGAGTTTCTAGGCTTTTCTTTTCGATGTCCGTGGTCGTGACCATGATCTTCCTTCGTTATGGATTTATTTATAGATTTAGGCATGATATATGGTGTTGGGGCTGTCCCCTAATGTTATGATCCTGGGTTCGAGATCAGATGTTTCTTCTAGATCAATGATCATGGGTGTGCTGTCACTGTCCTGTTTAAGCACCCAAAATTCATCACCATCCACCAACCATTGCGCCTGCGGTTCTATCTCAAAATCAAAGTGCCAGGTTCGTTGATTGCCAAAGGGCCCTGTGTCCTGCACAGTGGGATCGCTGACATTGAACATTTGGGTGCGCAGTCCGATCAACTGCAATAAGGTGTCAAAATTCCTTTGTTGATTGCGTGCTCGTGCCAAGGACGCTGGGTCTGCCATGGTCAGTCCGTTGCGACTCACATAAGGAAACTGTGCGGCTTTGACGTGCCCATTTATCCCAGTAGCAGTGATATCAAACAAGGTATAGCATTCAATCTTTTGCATACTTGAGACTGTAGTAGATCCGTAGTTGATCCAACATCTGCTGTAGGGCAGGATCTTGCTGGGCTCTGCGCCGTATATCGCCCCACAGTTTGTCTTCTTTCAAGGCAGCCAGTTTGTCCTGGGTTTCCTGATCGATGGATACCAATTCTCTATCCAGTTTGCCAGGATGCCTGCGATAGATAGTGTGTCCACCATCAGGACTTTCATATACGTATCGTTGATCTGCCATGCGGGTATTTAAGCCACAAAAAAACCCTAGTTAAAGAACTAGGGTTTCTTCTATACCAAAACTACAGATTAGGTTGTGAGTTTGAAACCAGCGTTTGTGGCTGAGTCTAACTGGAAACCTGTGTAGGTGATGTTGGCTGCTGACAAGAAAGCGGCAGCGTTTGCGAATGCGCCTGTAGGATATACAGCCACTGACAATGCTACGCCGTCAACTTGATACATAGCAACTGTGGATGTTTGCTGGATAGCCTGGATCACGTTTGCAACGTATTCTGCTACACCGCCTTCGCCGTTGATGCTGTTGTTAGCAACTGCACGGAAGAAGTCAAGTTTTGGACCTTGAGGCTGGACAGGAACACCGGCCAACGAAGTGGAAGGTGCGACTGGACCATTCTGTGTGTCTAGCGCGAATACTGGTTGCGAATCACCATTGGTGCGTGTAAATTGTGCCATTTTAAATCTCCTAATAAGTGGCCTTAGCGGGCCTACTTTTATTTATACCGAAATGGTGAAATCGGGGGCTATCAGGCTAGATCAGGATTGTTGCGGGCAAAGTTGGCTTGGCTGAAACGCATGCGATCCACGTATTTCATGCCCTGGCCCACATAACCTTCGTGTCCGGGCTCGTCGTTGATGGATGCCTGCACATCATGTGCTTGGCTGTCTAACTGTCGCACCACTTGATTCTTCAAGGCGCTGAGATCCAAGAATGTCTGGAACACAGCGGCCACGCCCTGTTTGTTGAGATTGGCCCACTCAAATATGCGCGGTGCCTTGGCTGGTTCTCGTTCCTGCACCCAGGGACCAAATCCCTGTATCAAGTTATCATAACTGCCAGCACGCACACGGGTGTTGATATACTGTTTCATCAACTGTGGTAAGTTGGTGATCTTGCGGGCACGCAGTTCTGCAGGGTTGAACAGCGCATCTATGGCCGCACCTTTGGATTTCAGTAGATCCTGTGTTTTCTTTACGGTCTTGGCGTCGAGTTTTATTTGCTGTGGTTCTCGCAGGCTGGGGTCCAAGATCAACAGGCCCGGAACCGGCTTCAGTGCCGCCGCACGTATGGGAGTGGCTGCCGCACCTGGCGCATCTAACTGTGTGTGGACGACCACTGCGGCATCACTGGCCGCGATCTGGCGACCAAGATCGCTGTCAGCATCCACTGAATATTTCACTGTGTTGGGCTGGAACACCCATTTGCCATTCTCTTGTTGAGGTTGTGCGCTGTAGAGCAAGTCTCCTTGAACATAGCCTCTGAAATCTGGAGGTGTGGCTGCTCTCAACAACGGAAACAGTTTTTGATATAGTCCTATGAGTTCGCCACGCTCGCCGCCTCTGGCAGTCATGATGCGGGCGATCATATCAGGCGAAGTGGCCAGACCATCATAGCCCTTGGCCAGGAAACCGGCCTTGTCAGTGAGCACAAAATCACCGTTGGATTTGCGACCAAAGATGATAGCGGGTTTGCCATCCCATTTCACAGTGGCAGTGTCTGGTTGCTGTGCGGTATTTACAATGCCTGTGAGTGCTTGTTGTGCGCCGCGACTGCCCATGTCAAATACCATGTCTTCGGGATGCTCGATGCGCACACCTTCAGCGATGATTTGCATGCCCTGATTCACGATCCT